TCAGACTGTCACAATAAGTGGAAGTTTGCTGGTGTCTTCTTCGATAGTGCTGACTCCCTCAGGTTCAATAAGCGTAGTTTCTGGTTCCATCACTGCTTTAGCTTTTTCTGGTTCACACTTCGGAACTTCAAGTTGGGCTATAAACTCTTTAACATCATCATACTTTATTACGAGCTCCGTAACCAGCGCTTCGTACGCAGCAACTGCTTCGTATGTAAATAGTGCGCTAACTGCGTCTTACTTTATTACTAGCTCTGTAACTTCTGCCTCTTACGCAAGCACAGCGTCTTACGTGGTCGCTGCTCTCACAGCATCGTACTTCGTAACTAGTTCAGTTACGTCTGCTTCTTACGCTGCAACTGCATCATCAGCCGATTCGTTTTTAGTCAGAGCGAATACGATTTTAGGAAACGATTCCATAGACACAGTGCAGATCACAGGTTCGATGTTCCAATCCGGATCGTATACAATTTCTACTGGTAGCATAACTGTATCTTTAGGTAGAATCTCGGCCACTTCTTATACAGGATCTTCTTACACTGGGTCTTTTACTGGGTCTGTTCTTTTACAGAACTTGGTCAACGCTTCTACTGCAAACGCGCTTTACTACAATACGTCTACTGGTCAAGTAACTTACGCTACTCCTGGAGCTAGCGCTGCTTTCCCTTACACAGGATCTGCGCAGATAACCGGAAGTTTGGGCGTAACTGGAAGCGTTAGTGTATCCGGTAGCATGTCTGTATCGGGAAGTTCTCAAATTACAGGTTCCTTGGTAGTTACAGGCAACGCTTCCGTCGGATCCTTGACCGAGACTTCTACGTTGAAGCTAAAAACAGACATAAGTCCCATAGGAGAACAGGTTCAGAAGATAACCCAGTTAAATCCAGTGACCTACAAGTGGATAGATCCGGAGAGAGGCAGGGAAAGGGAATACGGTTTTATTGCAGAAGAGGTATCGAAAATTTACCCAGAGCTGGTCAAATACGATGAAAACGGGGATCCAGAAGCCATTTACTATAGTAAGGTCGTTTCAGTGTTGGTAAAAGCCGTACAGGAACTCAAACATGAGATAGAAGAAATAAAAAAGAAATGTAATGTCGGTTAATATTAAAGGTTTTTCAATATTTAATAGCGGCATAAAAATAGGAAGTGGTGTAAATACATGGATATTTTCTACAGCGACTGATGCAGAATCAGTAGACAGCAGTTCTTTAGGCACTGTATTAAATCTAGGATTATCTTTTATTCCAGTATTAAACGGCTATGTTAAAAAAGTTAGATTTTGGAAAACAACAAACAACACAGGACCTCATACAGCTAGTTTATATACTATAAACGGTTCTCTTCTTGGACAAATACCGTTTACAGGCGAAACAGCTACGGGGTGGCAAGAAACATCTTTTACCAGTTCTATACCAGTCACAGCTAACAACACGTATATTGTAGCGTACTCAACAACAAAAAACGCCGGTAACTTTTATTACCAGCAATCTTCTTATTACTTTTCTTCATCGTACACATCTAGTTATGGTGTTTTAACTGTTCCCCCACACGTTGGAGGAACCGGTTCAAACGGACTATTCTCTTATACTTCTGCTGCTGGATTTCCATCCTCAGGTTCTTCATTTTCTGCTTATACTACTTGGAGTTTAGACGTTTCTACCAACTGGGTTACTGGTAGCTACGGAGCTTTAAAAAGAACAGGAGCAGGTGTCGCAGCTGTTGCTAGCGCCTCTAACTTTGTTATATCTCAGGGCGACTCTTTTGCTTTTGATATATTTAACATACAATCTTTTGCTTGGGTTGGACTTTCAACATCAAGTATAACTAATGCTAACTATACAAACCAATCGTATTATATGGCATGGGGTAATAATCTTGGCGGTACTCCCCCCACTAATAGTTATTTTCAGATACTTGAAAAAGGAGTTGTCAAATATGAAATACTTAATTCTAACCCCAATTATGTTAGAATAAGATACGCTTCTGCAAGCATACTTTACGAAACAAGTAGTCAAGCTAACGGTATTCAAACAGATACGTATCAAAACTCAAGATGGTTAACCATTTATACGTCTTCTATAGCGCCAACAAGTAGTTCGTATCAGGTGTGGGCTAGAGGCGGAGGAAGTGCAGATCAAATAGTGACGTCTTCCTTTAAAATGACTGGAGAATATTACCCAAATTATTTTGTTGACGCTTATTTTGATACACTTTATTAAATAAACTCTTATAACAACTTTTAAACATTAACTGTATAGTGCAAGTAACGATATCAAATACCGCAAACGTAATAGTGAGTTCTCCAATGAACGTGGGAGGTTATTATTTGATTCTAGAAAGTTTATCTTCTGCGTCTTCTGCTGCCAATAGCTCAGATACTGTATCTGGAAGCATACAAACTTCAATTAATTCCTTTTTAGTAGCATCGTTGGCTTGGGATTCCACTGTCACACAAGCCGCATCAGGATCAGTTATCAGCAATCCCTCTTTGAATTGGATTAGATCTGTACAAAATCCCGATCTTGGAACATCTGGTGGTTCAGGACCAGTAGAAATATGGACCGCTCAAAACACAGTCGGAGGAAACATATCCATAACAGCGAGTTTTGAAAATCGAGCGGTGTCAAAGGGAATGGTTATGTACTCTTTCGTAAATCACTCTCTCACCGGAGCAGCTGCCTCAGCAAGCCAACAAACAACGGGCAGCGCGAAAATAACAACACAGAAAAAAAATAGCATAGTAGTGGGAGTCGTTTGCGATTTTGCGGGCGATACCTCTACGGGTTACCCAACAGTAACTTACACAGGATCAGCTGTTAAAGTTTGGGACGATGTGGTATTCGCGAATACTGATTACGCAGCGTATCACTTTTATTATTCGAATATGACTCCAGAATCTACTTACACTGGAGGTATAAACTCTCCAATTTCCACCGGACAACAGAGTATAGCGCTGTTAGAAATAAAATCGATCTAATATTTATACAAGACATGGCAATACTACAAACAACAGGCGTATCAGGAAGTTTAACGGTCAGCGGATCAACTGGAACTCTGGGCGTTGCTCAATTCGTAGGAAGCGGTTCCACAGTACTGTCTGTTTCGGGCAGCAAAGGCTCTCTTTTTTCGATTAGCGATTCAATTGTTGGTTCGCTTCTAAGTGTTGTCACAGGAAGCACTACTATATTTAACGTAGACGCAGGTCTTGTGACTTCTGTGTCAGGATCTTTTCTAGTTACGGGCTCCGGAATATTCTCTGGGTCAAACGCACTCACAGTTACGGGATCGCTTAGAGCGCAAAGTGTAATTGTTACAGGCAGTATTAGTTTAACAGGCTCTTTATCCATTACGGGCAGCGCCTTATTCTATTCCAACGCAACAACATCATCTGTTACTCAAAGCATGGTATTTGCAGCAGAAAACATAGTCGCAGACGCGTTTGTTCCCAAGTGGCTGGACGGTCCAGTAAATACGGGAAGCGTTTGGTACATTCAACCAAATTTTGATTTTAACACAGTGTCTTTGATAGGACCGGGAGCAAGTACGTCGATAACTAACGTGAATTGTTTGCCAACGCTAGTCGGAATAGTTTCCAATCCGGATATTTCTTTTAGTAACACTGTAACTAACATTAAAAACCAAGCGAGAAGGTTCTCTATAACTTCAACCACTGGCCAATCTTTTAACGCAGCAAGTCTAAGAGTGGGAGCGCTTGAGTGTTTTAGGGGTTCATCTGGCGCAGGTTTAACAAACGCAGATACTAATAAGGGCGGATTCTTTATGGTTTGGACGGGCGGCATAAATGCAGTACAAGCTACGCAAAAGGGATACGTTGGTCTTACAGATAACGCAACTACCATAGTCACTACGGGATCTATGGACCCGTTTTTAACGTCTTCTTACGGAAAAATAGGATTCGGTATAAGCGGATCTACAACTACAAACTGGTTTGTTATGAATAACACAGCCGGTTCTGCAATAACTTCCGCTTCTTTGGGCGCAAACTTTCCAATAGACACAACTACGCTGTACCAATTTATCCTTTACGCTCCGCCAAGCTCTTCTTACGTAGCGTACAAAGCTACCAATTTGAGTAGCTCGTTTTCAACATCGGGTTTTTTAACCACTAATTTACCTGCTGCTTCGACGACTTTGGGTAGGGTTTTTTGGTTAAACAACGGAAACACGACTGCCACCGTTGCCATTGATTGCGTAAAATTTAATCTGAGAGTAAATACGTTTTAACGAAAAAAATAAAATTTATGAAATATACTGTGATAATGCAATTCATTCCAGGATTAGACAACATTTGGGTGCAACAATTGGATCCTTCGGATCCCATTTACACTTACGACAATCCAATCGATGCACAGAACAAATCTGACGAGTTACAGAATGCAGATACAACTGGAAGAAAATACAAAGTGACTCAAAATTTTTAAGTGCCCAGTGAATTTACTATAAATACTCTATATTTATAAATAAACAACTTATTATGGGACTGTTATCAAAAATCAAGGCTCTGTTTACAAAAAACAAAAACAGTTACGATGATCTGAATTATCCATTCAAACAGATGGTCACCACTCCCGAACCGGTGATAGTGGACAACGAAACCTTTAGGGATCACGTAGAAACTCCCGCTCCAACTCCAAAACCTGAAAAGAAAAAACTCGTTGTAAAGAATCAAGAGAAAAAACCCAAAAAATCTGTTGAATCAAAAACGGTAAAAGCGGTTAAGCAAAAATCAAAAAAGGCTAACAAAAACTAATATTTATAACAAATGACTACTGAAACAAAAAAGTTATCGACGGAAGAGTTCGAACAGCTTCAACAGATCAGGAAGGAAAGTGTAGACATAGCTTCTACCCTAGGCGAACTAAACTACCAAAAAATATCCCTCGATCTACAGATAGAGGACCAAAAAAACAAAATAAAGGATCTTAAGACAAAAGAAGCCAGATTTTTTGAAGATTTGAGAGCAACATACGGAAACGTAGTTCTCAACATCGATACAGGCGAAATAAACTAGTTGTGTTTTAGATAAAAGTGTAGATATTTATTACTAGTAAAACACGACATAAATGGCCGAAACACTAATTAGCCCAGGGGTCTTTTTGCAAGAGAACGATCTTTCTCAAGTAACTCAGGGACCCATTCAAGTTGGCGCAGCCCTTGTAGGTCCGACTGTAACAGGTCGAACTAACATACCGACAGTAGTCACTTCATACTCCCAATACAAACAATATTTTGGCGCCGCCTTCATTTCAGGTGGAATCTCTTACGAGTACCTGACTTCCATCGCTGCAACGAACTACTTCGAACAGGGAGGAAGCTCTCTCCTAGTCACTAGGGTAGCTTCCGGTTCCTACACACAGGCTACCGCATCTATCGCTAGCATCGCGGGTGGCACAGCTTTCAGTTTGGAGACCATTTCTGTGGGCGACGTAATGAACAACAGCTACGGCGCAACAAGCGTAGTAAACGGAGTGCTTCCCTCAGGATCTTCAGCAAACGTTCGTTGGGAGATCACCCAGTGCGATACAGCTTCAGGAGAGTTCACTCTCATAATCAGAAGGGGCGACGATTACTCTAGCAACAAGAGCGTTCTTGAAACTTGGTCCGGTCTTTCTTTGGATCCAAACCAAAACAACTACGTATCTTACGTTCTTGGCGATCAAGTGATGACTCCTGTAGCCGACGAAAACGGAAACTACTACCTTCAGTATACAGGATCTTACGTAAACAAATCTAAATACGTTCGCGTAAGCGCGGTTCCAAACCCAACTCCAGGATATTTGAATACTCAGGGACAGGCTCAAGCATCTTACACTACGTACATGCCTTTGGTTGGATCTGGGTCTTCTCAAGGTACATTCGGTACGGCTCAAGGAGCTCTTTACGGCGGTCTTGGATCAAACGCTCTAAACATGTTTGAAGCGATTCCTAGCAGCACTACTACTAGGGCTAACAACGCTCAGGGCGTTATCGATTCCGATTACGCTGTAGCAATAAACATACTGTCAAACAAAGACGCTTATAAGTTCAATTCTATATACGCTCCTGGTATCAACTCCAAGAACGCTATCACATCTGTCTCAGCTTTGGTCAATCTGGCCCAAACTAGGGGAGACAACATTGCAGTTGTTGACATGGTCGGATACGGACAAAACATATCAACTGTAACTTCTGAAGCAGTTCAGTACGACAACTCTTACGCTGCTACTTATTGGCCCTGGTTACAAATTAGGTCAAAAGAAACAGGTAGAATCAATTTCGTACCCGCTTCTACTATCATACCAGCGGTTTACGAATACAACGATAGGATCTCTGCAGAGTGGTTCGCGCCAGCTGGTCTCAATCGCGGCGGTCTTCCCACTGTCATCCAACCAGAAAGGAGACTTTCAGTTACAGACAGGAACAACCTGTACCTTGGAAGTGTTAACCCAATTGCATCTTTTCCTGGAGTTGGTACAGTAGTATACGGACAGAAGACGCTTCAAGCCCGTCCTTCCGCTCTCGATAGGGTGAACGTAAGGAGGTTGCTCATATCCCTTAAAGGCTACATCGGTCAGATCGGAGAACAAATTGTATTCGAACCCAATACCCAAGTCACAAGAAATAAATTCCTCAGCCAGGTCAATCCGTATCTCGAATACGTACAACAAAAGCAGGGACTCTACGCTTTCCAAGTGGTAATGGACGAAACTAACAACACTCCCGACGTGATCGATCGCAACCAACTAGTAGGCACAATCTATCTGCAACCCACAAGGACTGCGGAATTCATACAACTCGATTTCAACATTCTGCCAACCGGCGCAACATTTGGACAATAATAACAGATAAAAAATGAAAAAGAACATCAACGACAACACGCTCGTAAGGGTAAAAGTTCCAAAAGCTCTTTACGAAGCAATTCAAGCCAAGCTTGCTGAAAAGAAAATGGAAGAAGGCACACAAGAAGAGGGTTACGGTATGCATGAAGCAGCGGTTGGAGAACCAGGTACTCAAATGGCAGCAGAAAAGATGATGCATGCAATATCCAGCGGCGATCCTTTTACAACAGGAATTGTTTTGGTTGGAGCAATTGTAGCCGGAATAGTAGCGGGACCCAAAGTAATCGATACGATTAAGGGTTACTACAAAGCGCTTACACAAAAAGATCCGACTAAAGCAGAAGAACTTAAGAAAGCAGCAGAAGCAGCAAAAGTCAACATCAGCGGTATCAACGAATCAAATAAGCGCAATAAGAAATAACCAGTTATAGTATATTTATACTAAATAAACAAACAGAAAAATGGGAAGAGTCCTAGACCCCAACGAAATAATGATGACGGCGTTCGAACCGTTGCAGACCAACAGGTTTGTGATGTACATCGACGGCATCCCTTCTTTCTTGATCAAAAAAGCAGACGCTCCCGGTGTTACCATGGGTGAGATAAAGCTTGATCACATCAACGTATACCGCAAGATAAAAGCAAAAGCAGAGTGGAGGGACATGAGTCTTTCTCTTTACGCACCGATATCACCTTCAGGCCAACAGGCAGTTATGGAGTGGGTTCGCCTGCACCACGAGTCTGCCACCGGTCGCGATGGCTACTCTGACTTTTACAAGAAGGACCTCAGCCTTTGCATCATCGATCCCGTAGGTGCAGTAGTATCAGAGTGGATCATCAAGGGAGCTTTCATCAAAGAAGCAACTTTCGGTAACTTCGATTGGGCCACCGCCGAAGCCATAGAGCTCACGCTTAGCATCGGAATGGACTATTGTATTTTGAACTTTTGAGCATTCTCAATTTTTAACTTTTTAAACCTCCGCTTGCGGAGGTTTTTTATTTACGGATATTTATAATAAACAAACAAAATGGTCAATCTACTCAACATCATGCCGACCTGGTCAGAAGCTTTTCACTACGCTGCCAAAAACCCTGCGTTCATCGCCGAGATCTTTGGAGGTGCGGTAGCTGTAGCCGCTTGGGTTTTTATAGCAATCAAAAAGTTAGCTGAATGGGGCGGTATCGCAATCGGTGCGCTGTTTCTCCTTCTTGTGGGCGGAGGAATACTTATCGCCATTCACAGGCCCTTGAAGATAGAGGGCGAAACAAACGATTTTCCCATCACCGAACAACAGCAAGCTTACTACGATTCCATTCCAAACGGTAGGCAAGTGTACTTGGACAGCCTGTACAACAACTGTCTGATGATCGGTGCAGCTCACAACTGCAAGTAATTGGTGTACTTAAGCTCCATACTGTTCACTCTCTTTTTCGTGTTCTACTTCAAGTGGCAACACAGGGACAAGCAGTATGGGGCTTCTTTTTTCCCCGAAGCTTCAAAAAAGTGGCACTTCTTCGGTCTTCTCATGAGGGTCGTGGTTGTTCTAACGCCAATCGGTCTTAAGTTCTACCCCTCAACGTATTCCGATGCGATCCTGGCGCTCGCCATCTGCGCACCCCTGTACGACATTGGTATTAACGTGTTTGCCCTGAAACAGCCCATTTTTTACCCAGGTAGCACCAGTGATTTCGATAAGAAGTTCGGTAAAATAAAGTGGGTATCGTATTTTGTTTTCTTGGTCTGTTCTATACTTCTTAAAGTTTTTTACGCAAAGTTTTGATAAATTTCTGTATTCTCATATTTATACTAAAATAGATTATGAGCCTAGACAAATTCACAGTTCCGACAGAACTCATAGAACTGCCGTCCCAAGGAAAAGTTTACGATCTTTCTAACCACCTCTCCTCAGGATCGATAGAAATGAAGTACATGACCGCAAGGGAAGAGGACATTCTTACAAACATTAACTTACTTCGTCAGGGCATAGCGATCGATAAGATGCTGCAGTCCCTGATCAAGTCCCCCATCAATTACGAAGACCTGACACTTGGGGACAGAAACGCTCTGTTCATTTCCGCAAGGATACTGGCCTACGGTAAGGACTACACTTTCTCTTACAAGAACCCCACCACCGGAGAAGACGAACAGATCACGATCGACCTACAGACTCTCAAATTCAAAGAGGTCGATCTAGATAAGTTTAACAACTCAAACGAAGTCGAGTACACCCTACCCTACTCTAAGAACACAGTCACCTTCAAGATCCTAACTGTCGCCGATGACAAGAAGATCGACGAAGAGATAAAGGGAATCAAGAAGACTATGGGACAAGACGTTGGTGTTCTTTCGACAAGACTAAAATTCCAACTGCTTTCTATTAACGGGGATCGATCCACAAAATCCATAAGGGAATTCGTCGACAAGGGGTACCTACTTTCCAGAGATTCACTAGAGCTCAGAAAATATATAGCTTCCGTGACCCCAGACATAGACACCAAAATCGGTTTCACTACAAAAACGGGAGAGGAGGTTACCATGGATCTTCCGATGTCCGGCGAGTTCTTCTTTCCCGGAGTAGGTATATAATGGCTTACGTTTATTTCCATATAAGAAAAAGCGATGGAGAAATTTTTTACGTTGGAATCGGGCGTAAAAAAGATAGGCACATTAGTAAAAAGCACAGAAACAATCACTGGAAAAATTATACTAACAAGTATTCGTGGTATTCTGTGATAACTCACGATGATGTCATTTGGGAAGAGGCTTGTTCCATAGAAAAGTATCTTATTTCTTTCTACGGTAGAAAAGACATGTCAAAAGGTGGATTATTAAACATGACAGATGGTGGAGAAGGTTTGACTGCACCTTCTGAAGAAACGATAGAGAAATTTAGAAAAGCGAGAAGAGGCAAAAAAATACCTGAAAGCCAAAAAGAAAAACTAAGATTAATTCTTCGAGACAAAAAACCCGTTAACAGAAAAAAAGTCATTCAGTTAGATTTTAACGGTACTTTTATAGCTAGATACGATAGTGTTTATGATGCGCATATCAAAAGTGGAGTTGCAAAAAGTAGCATAAGTAAATGCTGTAAAGGTAGTTTAAGTAGAGCAGGAAAATTCGTTTGGATTTATGAATGAAGAAAAAAAATCAGACGGATCGTTTACATATAAAACTTGTCCGTTATTTCCAGGTCCAGAGTACAGATCAGTTTTCATGCAAGAGGTATTCGAACTAACCTACCATGGTGGGGGAGGATTCTCTTACTCCGAAGTGTGGAACATGGACATTACAAAAAGAAAGTATAACCTTAAAAAAATTAACGAGTACTTGGAAAAAGTGAGAGAGATGCAAGAAGAGAGAAACCAAGTTATCACAGAAAAAACGGACGTTAAGAAAACCATAATACCAAAGTTTCTCAAAGACACTGCCAACACTCCGACATATTCTTCTATTGTGAAAAAATAGTTAGTGCATATTTATTTGTAATATGGCAGATACTCCGCAAAATCCGCAGAATCAAGGAACACCTGGTCTTGATAAGACTTTAGCTGATTTATTATCTATAAAGAAATTAAGACAAGAAAGTCTAGAAATAGAGGGAGATTATAATAATCTTACTAAACAGACTCTTAAAGAGCTAGAGAAGGAGAGTAAGTTATACATAAAAATAGCTGCTAAAATAGAAGCTATGAATCAAAGCTCTATTAACGTAAAAGAAGTACAAAGGGAGCTAAACAAATTAACACAAAAAGAATTTACAGACAAGAAAAAAATAGAACAATTACAAAAAGAATTATCAGAAGATACTAAAAAACAAATACAGAATCAAAAGGTTTTAGAATCTTTATTTAGTAAAGCTATTACTGAACAGCAAAGAGAACGTGTTCAAAAACAAATAGATTTAAACAACGCTAAATTACAAGCGAATCAAGAACTTCAATACATAGAATACCAAAAGGTAAAAGCTAAAATAACAGAACAAGAGAAAAATAACATGTCCAAAATTTTGGAAACAGAGAAAGCTGTTTCTAAAGAAATGGGGCTAACAGGAAAACTTGCAAAAAATTTCGCAGATAAATTGGGAGTGGGAGAATCTGTGTATGAAGCTATGGTATTACAGTCTAGAAATAATGTGGACGCTATAGAAAACGGAGGTAAAAAATCAAGCGTCCTTGTTGCGGGATTAAAAGCGGCTAAACAAGCAATGCTTGAAACTTGGAATAGTACTTCTGGTTGGGGAAAAGCTGCTATATTAGTGGCTGTAACTTACAAAGCTGTAAGCGCAAGTCTAAATAAAATAGGTGAAGCCACTAAAAAAGCGGGATCAACACTAAAAGGAATGAGCGAAGACTCGGGAAACGTATTCTCAGGTCTGACCTCTGGGTTTTCTTCTTTTATTTCTAAAATACCGTTAGTCGGTGGACTTTTGAGCGGAGTAGTAGATGGGTTTGCTTCCATCTTAGATCTTATAACTGGAATAGACGATAAGTTTGTAAAAGCAGGTAGACAAATAGGTTTATCTGCTGATCAAGCTAGACAGCTAAACAGGCACTTCCAAGACGTTTCTTACAACAGTGGAAACATCTTCATAAATTCAAAGAAGCTTCTTGAATCCCAAGTAGAATTGAACAAAGAAATGGGGGTAAATGTTCAATTGTCAGACGAACAGCTACAGACGAATACGATGCTCAAGGATCTTGCGGGTTTAGAACTAGACACAAGAACTGCAATAACCAATACCTCGATAATAACTGGAAAGAGCGCTAATTCAATAACAAAAAGCGTTCTAGCGCAAGTAGTAGGCCTAAAATCAGCAACTGGCATATCGTTCAATTATCAAAAAGTACTTAAAGAGGCTGCAAGCCAAAGCGGTTATTTGGGACTACAGTTCGCCAAATATCCGGAGAAGCTGACAAAAAGTCTGTTAACGGTCAAATCTTTAGGCATGGATCTAAAACAATTGGATTCTATTGCCGATTCTTTCCTTGATTTTGAATCTAGCATATCAAAAGAGTTCGAAGCACAGCTTCTGACAGGGAAACAAATCAATCTTCAAAAAGCAAGAGAGCTTTTCCTAAATAACGATCTTGCTGGGGCAGCTATGGAGATAAACAAACAGATCGGTTCCTCAAAAGACTTTTTAAAACTCAATAGAATCGCTGCTGAATCTTTAGCAGGAGCTTTGGGCATGTCAAGGGATCAGCTCGGAGACATGCTTCAGAAGCAAGAGCTGTACTCTAAATTAGGAGCGAAGGAAGGAACTAACCAACGTGAGCTTCTCAAAATAGGACTCGAGAGATACAAAAATCAAAAAAAGCTATCCGAAGCGATAGGAGAAGAAGCGTATCAGAGTCTAGTGACTGGCTCGACACAAGAGAAAATGGCAGCGATGATCGAAAAGATCAAACAGTCCATAGTTGATTTTGTGGAGAAAACTAATATCATAGAAAAGATAGAGAATTTTATAAACTCTTTGACAAATCCTACTAACGTAAAAAAAATATTGGATTCTGTTAAAGGATTCATGGCAAATGCCATTGAATTTATGACAGACGTAGCTTCCAAGATACTTGGCGCCATAGACACTCTTATATTTTGGAAAGATACAGGATTGTCTGAATTGGCAAAAAATATAAAAGAGGGAGGAAAACAAGCCGCTGAATCGATAAGAAGTGTAGGCGGAGGGATATCAATGACCCCCGAAACCGTAGCGCAGAGCGCAGCCTCCACAACAACAGGCGGGCAGGCCAAATCTGCTTCAATTCCAAAGGGACAATTCAGTAAAGATAGAATAGTTATCAATAACACAATAGAGTTCAAACAGGACGCTTTCTCAACAGAAAAAACAAGACTAGTAACTCAGACCATTGATCCTGGTTTACACCATTCAGATAACTCTTCTAATCCTACTTACAAAAAGAATTAAATCTCATGCCCTTCATAAAGTTTAAAACAGATTTAGCTTCTATAAAATTCGGGCAAGACAGACCGGGTGGAGGATCTTCCGATCAACCATTCATGACTTTTCCAAACAACAACCAACAGATAAGCGACGCTTTGGTGGGCACGTCTGTTTTTTTCTCCGATGCTTACTCTACTGTAACGCCTACAAGCGATAC